ATATTGGGCTCGCGGTGGTGCGAATTTCTTCTTGGTAAAGAGGGCCAAGGAGCGTGATATACTTTTATTTGGGGGAGATCAGGGGCCCGAGGTCCTTGAGCAGGGGTGCCTTGCGCCCTGCGTCCTGCGCGTTGACAGTCCTGCGTCCTTGTTCTGCGCCCTGCGCCCTGTTTTGGAAGGTATCTTGCGCCCTGTGCCTTGATGTTATCGGTCCGCGGTCCGCGGTGCAAGGCGCAGCGGCGCGTTGGACAAATAAAAAAGGGGCCGAAGCCCCTTTTGTTAGTGTTCCACTATTGCGATTGATTTTGCTAGGCTCGAGCCCTTGCATAATTTGCAGGCGGTGCATTGAGCGCGGCGCCCTGCTTCTTTTGATGCAGGGCAAAGGGCCTCGTTCGCCTTGTCTAGGTCGCCAAGATCCGCAATGACTCGGAAGGTCCGGTGTCCTTGTTTCCAATGCGCGACCGCTTGCGCATGATCATCGGCGGATTGCATCGCGAGGTCGGGACGGAATCCGGATTGGTGGCTATACGCTGTCCAAGTATCCGCTTCACTTAGAAGTTCGTCCCAAACGTGGGACGGGACCGCCGCGGGATCTCCGTATGTTCCGACGCGAACGAAACGACCGCGGCCCATGACCCGAGCGGGCCCGTCTTTATATACGCCGCGCTGGAATGCTTTCCAAACGATCAAGACGCCTTGCCCTAAGTTAACGTAACAGCGGCGCCCCTTTGCTTGCTTGCGTTGCGGGTCCGTTGTTACTTCGCCGCGCATTGTGCAATCGCCGCAAATTGAAAAATCTGCGCCGGTCTTTGAAGCTTCAAGCGGGTTCGTGTCGCGGCACAAGATGTAAGTTTGAACGACCGTTCCCGTCTTTGTGTTGCGGTTTGAATATGTCGCGATAACAACGATTGGTTGACCATCCAATAGGCTCGGCCCGTTGTAGATGATTGCGCTCTTCATGGTGTTTGTTTCCTTCTCTGTTGAATGCTTAGAGTTTAGCAGATTGCAAGTGGTCCGCAAGTTTTATTTTTCCTGCGCCTTGCGTCCTGCGCGTCGATCCTGCGCCTTGCGCCCTGCGCCTTGTCTTTTCTGTTTTATGTCGCAGCGCCAAGGCGCGACGCGAAAGGGCCCCGAAGGGCCCTGGCGTTATTCATATCCCCAGTCTTTAAAGAAGTCTTGCGCCAAGTATGCCTGATAATACTCTTCGCATTGTGCTGCGGTCATCTGCTTCGCCTCGACCCGCTTGCCTTTGTACGTTCCCTCGGGCCAGTAATGCGGATCAATTGCCCTGCCATAGTAAGCATCGGCGCCGCCTCGATCTGCTGGATCTCCATGTGCCATAAAAAATGGGCGGGCTTATTGGCCCGCCCCTCCCTAATTAAGATTGCTCTAACATCCGCTCAAATCCGCGCCGCGCTTCCTCGGCAGCATCGCGCTTGAGCTTTTGCAATTTACTCACCAGTTCTTTGGCGCGCCAGTTTTTACCATCCGCGGTGTCCACATTGCTCAAGCTGCTGATCAGGTTTTCAATTTCGCCCAGATCGATTTCGACTTGAACCTTCAGGGTGGTTTCTGAAACGTAAGATTTTCTCATAACATCTTTCCTTGTTGAGATAGGCCTGATTGCCTATGACTCATGTTCGCATATAGCCACCAAGCTGTCAACAATTTATTTGTCACTTGCCAAAGGTTTCCAAGTGGCAACGATCCTGCGCCTTGACATATTTTTTGCGAGCGGAGCGAGCCTTGCGCCTTGCGCCCTGCGGCCCGAACGCCAAAGGCCCAGGCGCTGCGCACCTGGGCCCGAAGGAAAGAGGCTCATTGACCCAAGAGCCAGGGGATTCTTCTGTGTTATCGAAGAGCGTTGATACGAGTGCGAACTGATACTGGGGTGCGTCCTAGTGATTGGGCGATACATAGCTCGATGACGTTTTTCTTTCCCCGCCCATCGAACTCGCGCAGCAGTCGCAGCAGCAAGTTATCTTCTTTTCTTTCCCAGGGTAGGGATACCCTGGGCCAGCCTCGTGTGCCTCGATTGTCATGCCATTGGTTAAGACTCGCAGCGTTAACCAATCTATCCGCATATGATTGTGCTCGCTGATAGTCTTCGTCATAAACGTAGCGCCATCCGCTTTCGATTGTACTTGTGATTTTCATGGCGTTATACCCAGCCCATGATGATGGGCCCGAAGAGCACGGTTGCAATGATCAGGCCCATGACAAAGCCCAGCGTGATGTTCCATATAGTTTCCATTGTTCTTTCCTTCCTTATTGAAAAGCCCCTGGCGCGTAGACTCCAGATATCGGAGCAGCCAGGGGCGGGGTTTGATTAGAGCATAGCCTTTAACTCAGTCTTGACGCGACGGGCGGTATCTCCGCGCCATGTTCCAGCGTTCGCCAGAAAGTAACGCACAACGGATTTGCCGCTATCATAGATGTAGTTGTCTTCTATGCTGTTAAGGGAGTGCATCGCGTCAAGATAAGGCGCAGCGCCAAAGTAAACTTTTTTCCAGTCTGCGCTAATCTCTTTCGCGATTGTGTTGATTGATCTAGACATGTTCTTTCCTTTCCTAATTGAACAAGTAGAGTGTAGCCCAGTACCATCTGGGCTACAAGTCTTTTATGCAAGCTTGTCGAACTCTTCGATCAGCTGATCATACATCTTCGCAGCTTCGTCGCGTCGATCCGACATGAGCATCATCATCATGAACTCGAGCTTAAACTTTAGTTTGTTTCCTAGTGTTGTTTCTTTTTCTTTAGTTTCCATTGTTCTTTCCTTTGTTGAATGTGGGGGACCGTGGTCCCCCTGTTGAATTATACCAGTGTGAATTTCTTAACTGATGTTTCCTTAGCGTATTTCTTCCACACTGTTGGGCGGTTCTCTTTCCACCATGCCAGCGATGGTGCGCTCATCCGGACCGTGTATGACCATGTAGCCCAGCCATTGGCTACTGATGCTACGCGCAGCTCATCGCGTTCTTTGGTGGCCGTTTTGATTTGAGCTTCGAGCTCCGCGATCCGTCCGAGTGTTTCGATCTTGTCCATTGTTTCTTTCCTTTATTGACCGTAGCGTCCTTGCTACATCTATAGATGTAGAGCATGAATATCAGATAGTCAACACCTAAAACTCAATTAATTACAAGTTTTATCAATTAATTTCATCCATCCGGCGCCATCTTTGGGGGTTACTCCGCCCGCCCGCGCCGCCCGCGTCGCGGGCGCCGACCCCCGCACCCCCCTTTTTGGGGGGTGCTGCTGCTATATACGACTTATATACATGGTTTTGTAAAATCATTCGGGGGTAATTTCATTGGACTTGTGTCCAGTGCACAAGTGCCGAGAAAAATCGCCCCTATATTTTCATTTGGGTTTGTTATAAACTGCATCCGACAGCCGAGGAGCGAGGGCCGAGTACCGTGGACATGGATAGTTTTGAGAGTGATTACCGTGAGGAGCGTCGGCAGGCGTTGCGTGATCAGTATTTGTCTGGGGATCGTGGTTTTTTGGGAACTCTTGCGCGGCATGGTGCGAATCGTTTAGAGGAGCGGTTTCGTGATTTATCTTCTGGTATAGGTTCTTTGTTTCGTGATCCTGAGTCTTCTATTCGTTCTGCGGATGCTGGTTTGGAGGATTTATACGGCAGGATTTCTGGCGGGGACGGTACTTCTGCGATGATGTTAGCTAGTGGTTTGGCTGGCGGTGGTGCGGGATTTAATTTGTTGCGTGGTGGTGGTTATAGTCCGAATGTTGTGGGTTCTTCGGGTGGTAATATAGTTCGTGGTTATCATTCTACTCGTGCTGATTTTGACGAGTTTGATCCTGAGAAGGCTCTTCCTTCTGGAAATTTTGGTTTAGCTACATATTTCAGTGAGGGTCGGAAGTATCCGGAGGGTTTAAATCCTGGGGCTCGTGTTATTGAGGCGGATTTAGACACGAGTAATTTTTTACGCGGGGATAAGCGGCTGCCTATTCCGGAGGAGCGTGTGGCTGGTACGTTATCTGTATTGAGTGGTTTAGAGGATGCGTCGGGTCGTGGTGTTAAGGTAGATTTTGACAAGGACAGTAACACTGCTCAGGTTCAGTATCACAGATATCGGCGTTCTGGAGAGGAAGGTCCTGTGTTAGAGACTAAGACTATAGATTTCAACAATTCTGCTCAGGTTTTGGATGATTTAAAGTCGTTGACCTGGGGTTTACGATTGGAGTCGATGTCCTCGGATCGGAGGAATTTATCTGATTTGTTGCGTGGTGCGGGATTTACTGGTGTAAAGGGTGGATCGAAGGATGATTTTCACATTGGGGTTTTAGACACTGGGGTTATTGATCGTAAGGCTTCTGGGGGGTTGGTTTCGATGCCTAATTTTCAGGGTGTAGTCAGCTTAGGAGGGGAGTTATAATGGTGGATCCTTATAAGGGAACTCGGTTCGAAGGGTTTACAGGCTTAGGCAATGATGGCTACGGAAGCATGTCGCAAGGTCCGATGGACAACATTCTTGCAGATGGATTTTTTGTTAATGATCCAAGAAGACCGAGGCCCGGAATGCGTGGCAGTTCCGATAGCGGCATTCCAGCTATTCCGAACCCGGGGTCGCTTCCTCCCGCAATGGCAGAAGCGGATATTCAACCCTCCTATGAAAGAGCAAGAGCGGCGGCGGCAGAAGCCCGTGCTAATGGGATGTTAAGTCAGGAACTTTTGCCCGGAGAAATGGGTTTTGAAGAGTTTCGTAGAATAAATCTTATGCCGGGTAGAGGGTTGGGCGTATCCACCGGCCCGATTGACACGGGTCTTGGCGCATCGGTTGGCAGGATTTTGGCGGACATAAACATGACTCCGGAAGAGAGAGCCCTTAGCCCGATAGTCGCTCAAAACCCCGGTGGCGGTCCTGACAAGGATGATTTCTATGCGTTCAAGAGTACTCTTCGAGATCCGGGGGACATGGGTCGTTATATAGCTCCGGGCGAGGAGATGAGTTATGAGGATTTTGTAAAGTTTGGTCGTCCTGCTAATTTAGTCGCTGCGGAATCTGCGGGGTATGGCGGCGGGGCACTTTTATCGGATGCTTTTGGAAATAAAGTTTCTCTCGGCTCTTTAGCGGGCGTTACACCTGAAGAAGCGTTGAAGGGCGGTGGGCTGCTGCCCAATTCTGGCGTTTCTGGAAACTTAAAAGATGCAACGGGCATGCCTGACACTCGCGGCCCGAACGTCCCCGGCAACAGACCGCCTACCCCGACGGAACCTATTGATCCATATGCTCGCCCTACTCCCGGGATGTTTGGTCCTACAACAGAGACTAATCCGATTGCTGGAATCAGCAATCAACCGGGCGGTGGTGGGGTGTCGCCTCCTGTTTCGGCTGGAACCGACATATCGCCACAGCCTGATATGACGCAACGTCCTATGCCGTTTAGCGGATTAGCGAGTTTAACTAAGCTGCCGATGTTTCAGGAGTTTGCAACGAAGTTGGAATCGGAGCATCCGGAGGCGAGTCAGTTATTCAGTCAGATGTTTATGGGGTCTTCTCAGCGTCCTATGCCGTACCAGAATCCTTTTATGGGAATGGGAATGGGCTCGTTCCATCCTATGATGGGAGGTATGGGAATGGGCATGGGCGGTTACAATCCTATGATGGGCATGGGTGGCGGCTTTAATCCTATGATGGGCGGCATGGGCATGGGTGGTTACAGTCCGTTTATGGGAATGAATCCTATGATGGGCATGGGCGGTGGTTTTAATCCTATGATGGGCATGGGCGGTGGTGGACTAGGTTCCTTTTATCCGCAGCCTTCGACATATGGTCCGCCGCAATCGATGCCGTCGATGGGTGGTTATCCGACGCCTCCGCAGAGCAGTCCGTTTGGTGGTGCGATGCGCGGTTATTATGCTTAGAGTTGAAGGAGAACTCGAATGAAGAAGTTTCAAGGTGGTGGCGGAGTTCCCCGTCAGACGACGATTGGTGGTCAGCGTCATGATTTGGCGTATATAAACCCGTTTGAGGCGGATTTATTGCGGGCTTATGGTGGGAGTGGTGAGCCGGGTCCGGGCGGAGTTCCTGCGTATCGTGTTTATAACAGTAGTTATAACCCGAGCACGATTTCTCGGGATCGAAGCCAAAGCACTGCATCAAGGCAACAAGCGGCAATGGATCGAGAGATTCAACGTGATGATAGACCTCGTCCTGCGGAGGAAACGACAGCACAGGCTAGGGCTCGTATGGATAAGGGCTCTAATCAGGGTCCAACTCCCGCGCAGGCGGCGGCGGCTCAAGCTGCGGCGGCGGCGTCGGCACGAGCGGCGGCTGCTGCGCGAGGACAAGCAGGAAGGGATGCTGCTGCTGCTGCTGCGAAGAAAATTGGAGCTCCCATGACCTCGACGGAAAGGCAGCGAGAAATTGCGGCACGAGTTCCGACGTATAACGTGGGCCCAGCGAGTATGCGGGGACTAACGAGTAGACAGGGGCCGTCGAGTGGCGGTATTATGGACACTCTTAGGAATATTCCGATTATTGGTAGTGTTATTGGTAACTATCAAATGGGGATTACCGCTGGGGGTCCGTTAACATCTTTAGAAGAACAGTATAGAAACCTTGTGGACTCTGGAAAATATACGAAAGAAGAGATTGAAGAATACATGGCGGCAACGCGACGAGGTATAGCTCGTCAGGAGGAAGAGATGTTTGGTGGTGGCGCTCCCCCCGCTGGGGATGACTCGATGCCGTACACGTTGCCTGCTGCTGCGGATCCTTGTCCGGAGGGGTATCGGATGGATACGGTGACGAATGCGTGTGTTCCAGCGGATGATGTTACTGGCGGAACTCCTCCTGTGGTTCCGGGGTTTCCGGATTTAACACGCCCTGAACCGGTTGAGGTTCCGACGGTTGTTGGCTCTCCGGACTATACGCAGATGCCTGTTACGGTTGGGGTTCCGCCGTTGTTTCCGGGGGTTGTGCCGATGCCTGAAATTACAGGCCCTGTGAATCGAGGATTTATGCCAAGTGAATACGGGGGCCTTTTGGGTATCGCAGGTCCTGATGCTAGATTCACTACTGGTATGCCAACGGACATAGATCCGTTTAGGTAATGAATTTACAGGCATTACCTGAAGAAGCGTTAAAAGAGATCTTAGCCTTAACTGAGGCTAAGAAAACCTTGGATTTGAGGGAAAAGGCGCATGATCAGTTCATGCCTTTTGCTCATCATGTGTATGAGAACTTCATTGAGGGTCGTCATCACCGGGTTATTGCGGAAAAGTTGGAGCGGGTAGCGAGGGGCGAGTTAAAGCGGTTAATTATTAATATGCCGCCTCGTCATTCGAAGTCTGAGTTTGCCAGTTATTTGATGCCTGCGTGGTTTTTGGGGCGGAATCCGAAGTTAAAGATCATTCAGGCTACGCACAACACTGAGTTGGCGGTACGGTTTGGTAGAAAAGTAAGGGATTTGATTGATGATCCAGCGTATAAAGAGGTTTTTCCAGAGACTAACCTCAAGGAAGATAACAAGGGCGCGGGTAAGTGGGGCACTGACAAGGGTGCTGAATACTTTGCGGCGGGTGTTGGAGCGGCCATTACGGGTCGTGGTGCGGATTTACTCATCATTGATGACCCGCATTCGGAGCAAGATGCGTTAAGCGAGAGCGCGTTCGACAACGCGTATGAGTGGTACACCTCTGGTCCACGGCAGCGTTTGCAGCCAGGGGGTTCTATTATTCTGGTTATGACTCGTTGGGGTAAGAAGGATCTTACTGGTCGTTTATTGCAGGCTCAGACTGGTGATAAGATGGCGGATCAGTGGGATGTCGTAGAGTTCCCTGCGATTATGCCCAGTAATAAGCCGTTATGGCCGGAGTTCTGGGACAAAGATACGTTGTTGTCGATCAAGGCGTCTTTGCCTGTTGGCAAATGGAACGCGCAGTGGCAGCAGCAGCCTACGGCGTCGGAATCTGCGATTATCAAACGTGAGTGGTGGCAGGACTGGGACAAGGAGAAGATTCCACGGCTGGATTACATTTTGCAGGCGTATGACACGGCGTTTTCGAAGAAAGAGACTGCGGATTACAGTGCGATTACGACCTGGGGTGTATTTAAGCCTGACGAGGGTGGCCCTGATCACATTATTTTGTTGGATGCCCGTCGCGGGCGGTGGAATTTTCCGGAACTAAAGGAGATTGCCTATGAGGAGCACGAATATTGGGAGCCGGATATGGTGTTGGTCGAAGCGAAAGCGACGGGTACACCACTTATTGACGAGTTGCGGCTTCGTGGTATTCCGGCATTGGGCTTCTCACCGGGCAAAGGGAATGATAAGATAACGAGAATGCACATGGTTGCGCCTTTGTTTGAGGCTGAAATGGTTTGGGCCCCGATGCACGAAAAGTTTGCTGACGAGGTCGTTGAGGAGGTAGTTTCATTTCCTAATGGCGATCATGATGACTTTTGTGATAGTATGACCTTGGCACTGATGCGTTTTCGTCAAGGCGGGTTTATTTCGTTGAGTGGCGAAGACGAGGATAGTTTAGAATGGAGGCCCCGTAAGCGGGAGTATTATTAATGGCTTTACCACCTAACATGGTTGTGCCGGGGTTGGACCTCGATGACACAGCGGGACTTCCAGACGTAGAAATTCCTATTGATGTACCGATGGAGTTTCCGGATGGTGCGGAGATTATTGAGGATGGCGAGGGCGGCGCGATTGTGCAGGCTATTCGTGATGGGGAGATGGAGATCCCTGACGAGGCTATACCTTTTGACGCTAACTTAGCGGAGGTTTTGGACGAGGGCACGTTGGGGGAGTTATCTTCTGAGTTGCGGGCTTCGTATAACGAGGATTTGGATTCTCGTGACGAGTGGGAAGAGACGTATGTTAAGGGTCTTGATCTGCTTGGTTTGAAGACTGAGGAGCGCACGACTCCGTTTGAGGGTGCGAGTGGTATTACGCATCCGATGATTAGCGAGAGTGTTACGCAGTTTCAGGCTCAGGCGTATAAGGAGTTGTTGCCAGCGGGTGGTCCGGTTCGCACGAATGTTTTGGGATTGCAGAACGCGGAGCGAGAAGAGCAGGCCAATCGTGTAAAAGACTTCATGAACTATCAGATTACTGAGGTTATGGAAGAATATGATCCGGACATGGATCAGATGTTGTTTTATTTACCCTTGAGCGGTTCGACATTTAAGAAGGTATATTTTGATCAGACGCGGCAGCGGGCTGTTGCGAAGTTTATTCCTGCGCAGGATTTGGTTGTTCCGTATTCTGCTTCTGATTTAGCGACATCGACGCGAGTTACGCATGTATTGCGGATGGATGAGAATGACGTTCGTAAGATGCAGGTTGCTCAGGTTTACCGTGATGTAGATTTGCAAACGTCTTCGGATACGGAAGAGGACCCTGTTAAGCAGAAGGTTAATGAGCTTGAGGGGATATCTAAGAACTACAGCGATGATGTTCTGACGATCTTGGAGATGCACGTTGAGTTAGATCTTGAGCGGTTTGAGGATTTAGATCCGGAGACTGGTGAGTCTACGGGTATTCGTCTTCCTTATGTTGTGACGATTGACGAGTCTTCGGGGAAGGTTTTAGCGATTCGTCGTAACTACGACATGACGGATCCGTTGAAGCGCAAGCGCCAGTATTTTGTGCATTATAAGTTTATGCCCGGTTTGGGGTTCTACGGCTTTGGTTTGGTGCACATGATTGGCGGTTTGGGCCGCGCTGCGACGAGCTTGTTGCGTCAGTTGATAGACGCTGGGACGTTAGCCAACCTCCCTGCTGGATTTAAGGCCCGTGGAGTGCGTGTACGCAACTCTGATGAGCCGTTACAGCCCGGAGAGTTTAGGGACATTGACGCGCCCGGTGGCAGCATCAGGGACGCTATTGTTCCGTTGCCGTACAAAGAGCCCTCTGCGACATTGGCTCAGTTGTTGGGTGGATTGGTTAACGACGGGCGTAGGTTTGTTGCTTTAGCTGATCAGCAGATGTCGGACATGAATCAGGAAACGCCAGTGGGGACCACGGTTGCCATGTTGGAGCGTGGCATGAAGGTTATGTCTGCGATTCACAAACGTATGCACTACGCCCAGAAGACGGAGTTCCGTTTGTTGGCGCGTATCTTTGCGGAAAACCTTCCTCCGATGTACCCCTACGAAGTAGCGGGTGCGCCACAACAGGTTAAGATGCAAGACTTTGATGCTAGGATCGACGTTCTCCCCGTTTCTGATCCGAACATTTTCTCTATGTCTCAGAGGGTAACGCTGGCTCAAACCCAACTTCAGCTAGCGCAATCTAACCCCCAGATGCACAACCTTCATGCGGCGTATAGAAGGATGTATCAAGCATTAGAGGTGCAGAACATAGATGAGATCTTGCCGCCGCCGCCACCACCTCCGCAGCCGCAAGATCCTGCGATAGAAAATGGGTTGTTGATTGGTGGGCAGACCCCGCAGGCGTTTGCGCAGCAGGATCATGACGCGCATTTGACGGCGCATATTGCATTGTTGGAGATACCGATGTTGCAGAATGCGCCACCTGTATTGTCCGCATTGTTTACCCATACGTTGCAGCACGTTAGCTTTAAGGCTCGTGAACAGGTGGATAAAGAATTGGAACAGATTACGGCACAGCCGCAGCAGCAAATGCAGCAGTTGCAGTTGATGGCGCAAGCGGGAGCGGTGGATCCTATGGTTGCCCAGCAACAGATGGCGGCATTACAACAGCAAGGTCCTACGCAGTTTACGCCTGAGCAGATCGAATCTCGTGTGGCTCAGGTTGAAGAAGAGATGATTAAGGATCTGATGCTTAAACTTTCGTATTCTCCAGAGGGGGATCAAGAAGATCCGCTGGTTAAGATACGGATGCAGGAGCTTTCGATTAAGCAGATGGAAGCTCAACACAAGGCCGCGATGGATCAAGCGAATCTTGAACTTGAAGGGGCTCGATTGGAGCAACGTGCTGTTACGGATGCTGCTCGATTGGATTTACAGGAAGAGGTTGCGGACAATCGCAATGCTGTGAACCAAGAGCGGATCGATGTGCAGCGAGAAGCTATGTTACGGAGGACCTGATGCCTCTTAAAGAAGGCACATCAAAAGGTGTTATCAGCCAGAACATCAAGACAGAAATGGCTGCTGGAAAACCGCAAAATCAAGCGGTTGCTATTGCGTTAAGCAAAGCGGGTAAAAGTAAATATTCTTCTGGCGGTATGGTGAACAGGCGGTTTAGCCCGATAGCCCGACCACAGAGGTTTGTCGGAGAGTTCTAGTGTTGTGCGCTCTCACCGCTGTGCTGGTGGGGATGCATGGCGGCGACATGTACAAGGCGTGTGTGTATCGTTGTCCTAGAGATGTCTCGTATTTTTACTATCATTACCCGAGAATAGTACGGATACCGTATGATTTCCGGTGTCCTCCTGTAGCCAAGGTGGGTGAACGTGTATGATAGACCCCTTTACAGCACTGGCGGCGGTTAAGTCTGCTGTTTCTGCGGGCAAAGAGCTCGTTAATGTCACCAAGCAGATTGGTGAGTTTTTTGATGGGGTGGATGATTTACGCGCCGCCCATGAGAAAAAGAAGAACAGTTTGTTCTCAGGATCGGATGAAAATGCGATGGAGACGTTTGTGAATTTGCAAAGGGCCAAGGACGCCGAGGAGGAACTTAGGCAGATTGTGATAGCCACTAGGGGTTTTTCTGCTTGGGGCGAACTTCAGGCTATACGGGTACAGGCTCGGAAGGACCGCAAGTCTAAGATTGCAGCGGAGAAGAAGCGCAAGGCTAAGTTGGTTGAGCGTATAGTTATTTATGGCGGGGCGGTCATAATTGTTTCTATAATGCTGGGTATTACGATTGTGATAATTTTAGCGAAACAGGGGCGTCTCTGATGGCAGACGGGGTTTCAGGAATAGGCTCTGCTCCTTTTAACGTAGGAAGCGACATACACGCCCAAACGCGGGCCCGTGAGCGCATAGAAACGCATCTTGTGGAGCAGCGGGTAGAAAAAGAACACAGGGCCAACCACAGCCATTTAGAGGCTCTTGTAAAGCAACGATTGGACTTACAGGAAAGTTATGATAGGTTTGGGCGCAAGACTAATGCGGATCGTCCGCAGGGAACGAAGTTAAACATAGAGGTTTGACATGGAAAAAATACTGGCTTGGAAAATTATGCCCCGGCTTATGATGGCCGTTATGACGGTAATGTACATTCGCGTTTTGGAGTGGGGGATGAGTCTTGACGACTTGTCAACGCAACAATCTGCAATGATTTCGATTTGTTCTGGGGCGCTTACAGGAGCCTTCGCCGTTTGGCTGGGTTCTGAGAAATGAGTATCTTTACCGCTGCACTGGGGCCGATAGCCAATCTTGCTGGATCGTGGCTACAAGGTAAGGCTGATAAGAACGCTGCCGCTGCGGAGCTAAAGCTAACTGAGGCAAAGGCGAAAGCCCAGATACTGCTGTCTGAAAAGACAAGTGTTGCCGACTGGGAACGCATTATGGCAGAAGGCGCCAAGTCTAGCTGGAAAGACGAATGGTTCGTAGTAATCCTGTCTATCCCATTGATTTTATGTTGGATTCCGGGAGCAGAAGGTTGGGTTGACCGTGGTTTTGCGCAGCTTTCAAAAGCTCCGGACTGGTATTTTTACAGCCTTGGAATTGCAATTTCAGCGAGTTTTGGTGTGAGAGGGGCGCAAGCCTTCTTTAAGAGGAAATGATATGAGTGATTTTAAATTAAGCCAGCGTCGTCTGGATCGCATCGAAGGTATTGATGAAGAGTTATACACTTTGGTTCGCACGGCCATTCATAATACGCCGTATGACTTTGGCATTCCCCACCTTGGCGGCTTGAGAACGATAGAGGAGCAGCGTTCTCTTGTGGATTCTGGGGCTTCGACAACTATGAAAAGCAAGCATTTGGATGGAATGGCTTTTGATTTCATGGTGTTTTTGGGTCCGAAAGTTTGTTGGGAGTTAAAGTTTTATGATGATGTTGGCGATGCTATTGTAAAGACGGCTAAGGATATGGGCATTAAGCAGCTTAAATGGGGAGGTGCTTGGCACATTGACAACATCCTAGAGTGGGATGGTACAATGCTGGACGCATACAACGATTATGTAGACCTTCGGCGTAGTCAAAAACGGACGCCCTTTGTCGATATGCCCCACTTTCAAAAAGGATAACAGATTATCATGCCGAGTTTTACACGCGAACAACTAGACCGATTTTTAAAAGGAGCTACAGGAGACGAGGCGATGGGCGGTTCGAAGAGCCCCGGCGCGGGAGGACAGACTGCGGTAGCGCAAGAGGTGGAAAAACTTCTTCGTAAGAACCCTGAGATGTTCGAAGAGATGTTAGATAAGAAACCCAAGAAGTTTTTTCTCGGTGGTCGAGCGGGTGATGTTCGAGACAACTCTAAACGTGGGAAGACATTTTAATGCCTAGTATTATGATTAGCATTATACCGGATGGTATTCCGGTAGATAAAATGCAGGACGGCGACGACGGAAGTCCAAGCTGTCCTATAGCCACCAAAGATGCTGAAGCAAACATGGAAGCCAAAGAGGTTGCGGTAGAAGAAGCAAACTACCGAGATCCCTCTGTGGACGGGGGCTTTAAGCTGACCGAGGTTTGTGGAAACTGCGGAGCGTACAATCAAACGGAAGACATGTTGGAATGTATTGGCGATGATTCTGGTGATCTAGGATACTGCCAGATGTACAAATTCATGTGTTCGTCCGACCACGTTTGCAATGACTGGGTAAAGGGTGGTCCAATTAAATCTATAGCCGAGGGTTCGGAGAGGGACATTCTTTAATGGACGCTGTTGCTTTCGCTACATATATGTATAAGATCCTGAAGGAACGAGAGCAGGACATTGCGTCTGCTCTTGCACATGATGCTGCTAAAGACTGGGAGCAGTATAAGCTCATGGTAGGTGAAGTACGGGGCATTGCCTACGCTCGTGAGGAAATCAAAGCCCTGCTGGAGAACCACGCTGACGATGTCGAAGACCTTATATCTTCCTGATCATGTCGCGCAGAAAATTAACAAAGAGAAAGCAGGGAACACCGCTGCTTCTTCTGACGTTGGTAGCGCGTATGTTGATACCACCGAGAAGGTTTTAGATCCTTCTCTTTTAGAAAAACCCCTTCTTGAAAGACTACCGCAGCCTACGGGCTGGCGTGTTTTAGTTATGCCTTATCAAGGTGCTAGCAAAACACAGGGCGGTTTACACATCCCTGACGAGGTTCGGGATCGTGAAGCTGTAGCAACGGTTGTTGCGTATGTTTTAAAGGTTGGTCCTATTGCTTACAAAGACCCTGATAAGTTTGGCCCAGACGCTGCGCCTTGGTGTGCGGAGGGACAATGGGTTTGTATCGGTCGATACTCGGGATCGAGATTTAAGATCGATGGGGGCGAAGTTCGTATAATCAATGACGATGAGGTTATTGCTACGATCTTAGAGCCCGATGACATTAAGCAGGTTTAGGAGATACCAATGGCTGAAGAACAAGAAGTCCTCGAAGATGAGGGTGTAGAAGTAGAGGTTGAGGCGGCTGAAGAACCTGCGGGTCAAGAGGTTGTTGAAGAACCGGAATCGCAAGAGCAAGAGCAAGAATCTGCTGCGGAATCTGGCGATGATGAGCTAGATAGCTACAGTAACAAGGTTCAAGCTCGGATAAAAAAGTTAACCGAGAGATATCGCAAGGAAGAACGGGACCGTGAAGAGGCCGTTCGTTTAGCGCAGCAGTTGTTGCAGGAGAATGAGAATCTAAAAAGCCGGGTTCAAAACTTGGATAAAGGATATTTATCTGAGTACGGCACCCGAATAGATGCTCAGGTAGAAACCGCGAAACGGTTGTACAAAGAAGCGTATGACGCTGGTGATACGGACAAGATGTTTGAGGCGCAGGAAGCGTTATCAAAGATGTCTATTGAGCAAGAACGTTTGCGAATTGCCAAGCAGCGGTCTGAGCAAGTTTCCGATCAAGCGCCTGTTGCACAGCAGCAGGCTCCGGTACAGCAGCCCGTTGCTCCTCCTGCTCCAAAGCCTGATCCAAAGGCGCAGTCGTGGGCGGAGAAAAACGATTGGTTTGGGTCTGACGAAGTCATGACTTATGCGGCGTTTGGGATACATAGGAAGCTCGTTGAGGAAGAGGGGTTTGACCCAGCCAGCGAAGAATACTATACTGAAGTTGATCGTCGAATGCGTTCGGAGTTTCCGAACAAGTTTCAGGCGAAGAAATCGAGTGGAGCACAGGTCGCCTCGGCTGGCGCTTCAGCATCTCGCAGCACGGCAAAAACGGGGCGCAGGTCGGTTAAACTATCACCGTCACAAATAGCGATGGCGAAACGTCTAAATGTACCGCTTGAAGAATATGCAAAATTTGTGAAGGATTAAGATTATGGCTGATAGAAAACCTCGCGCAAGCGAAACACGCGAATCAGAAACGCGCAGAAAACCATGGGCTCCGCCCAGTCACCTTGCAGCACCTGATGCCCCAGAGGGCTTTGTGCATCGTTGGATACGAGTTGCAATGCGTGGTGAGGAAGACAAAATGAATGTCAACGCCAAGCTACGCGAAGGATGGGAACCTGTCCGGAAAGACGAATATCCAAACTATGAAGCACCTGTTATCGACGATGGTCGGTATGAGGGTGTGATTGGTCAAGGCGGACTGATGCTGTGCCGAATACCTGTTGAAACAGTAGCAGAAAGAACTGCATATTACGGGGGCAGAACCCGCGAACAGATGACTGCTGTAGATCAGGACCTTATGAAGGAACAACATCCTTCGATGCCGATAAGTAATAGTCGGCAAAGTCGTGTATCATTCGGGGGATCTCGTAGAGACTCCGATTAATTGAAAGAGGATTGCTAAAATGGCAAACAGTAACGGTGCTTTCGGACTTCGTCCGATTGGTGTAGTCGGTCAGGCTGCAAACACCACTGGTGCGACCGAGTATCGTATCGCCTCTGGAAACACTAACGCGATTTACCAAGGTTCACCCGTAATTCCGCTGTCAACAGGCTTTATTGATATTGTTGGCGCGGCTGCTGGTGGGTCGGTAGGTCTTTTAGGTGTGTTCTGGGGATGCGAATATGTATCGTCTACCACTGGTGAAACTATTTTCTCAAATAGCTGGCCCGGTTCTGGCGCGGATTCTAATCATCCCGTCAAAGCCTTCGTGTATGACAACCCAATGCAGACATTTGTCATCTGCTCAGACGCTTCACTGACTAGCGAAGCAACTGCGCGGGGCCATGTGTTTGCAAACGCAAACTTTGCGACTGGTGCTTCTGGTTCTTCGACCACAGGTATTTCGTCTGCTAAGTTGGGTGTTAGCACAATCGCCACCACTGCGGCATTGCAACTGCGTATTATGGGCATTCAAGATGACCCAGAAAATGCAGACTTTACTGCGGCTGGTATCCCATTAATCGTTCGATTGAATAACAGCTTCAACTCCGCCAATGGCGCGATTGTTGCTGGTACTCCATCGACTACTGGCGTTTAAGGAGGTCTAAAGAATGGCTATTTCTCGCGCACAACTAGCGAAAGAGCTAGAACCGGGCCTCAACGCGCTGTTTGGTATGGAGTACAATCG